AAGCCTTTCCAATGAACATAGTCAATTGGTGCGCACTCGTATTCAATTTCGTCTTTGTTTTCAATGGCCTCTGCATCCATTGTTTCGGCTTCGTCTGAATCTTCGGTTACTTCTACGCCATCTTCCGGCATATCTTCAGAATCCATGCCCTTAAAGTGCGGTTCGTAACGAATCCACGCTTGACCACGACCACCCAATAAACGGTCTAACACCGCATTATTCATAGCGGATTTGTAGTCACCATAATGTTCTAATTCAAACTCTAAGGCGCGTTCTAACATTAGGGAAGCAACTCGACCAATTGGGTCGTTATCGCGGAATCGGCGGCTTACATCAGGGCGTGGCAGTCTAGCAAAAATAGCTGGCTGGATTGTTTGGACATTTGACCAAAGGATATTGAACCTGGCATTAGGATTGCGGTCATAACGGCTATCGTCTTTATACTTTTTAACGATTCTGTCCACTCTGGCTTCCCAACGCTTATAGCTGCGTTCATATCCAGCGATTGTTTTATACCAATCCTCGTAAGTCTTATTAACCGTTGCTTTGCCGTTTGCCATCAAATTCTCCCTGCCGTCTTGACCTTGGTATCTTTCCAAAGGTCATTAAGCGATACATCAGTTTGTCCTACAAACAGACCCCTAATTGGGTCATCCTTTTGCGCTATTCGTGCTTCATCTTTCCAGACGATTGAAAGGTATCTAAATGCGTCTGCACCGTGAGAAGTCCAATCATGTCTAGGTTTATCCCTAAAGACTTTTTTGTCCTCATCATACTCACGCTGGTATTGCCGTAAACATTCAATGCCATCTTCGCACTTATGGTCAAACCAAGTTCTAGTCAATGCTAGTCGGCTTGCTTGAATTCCATCTTGAAGTGATAAATTTGGCACAATTTTTAATGATTTTAACGCAATTTTGTCAGAAAGTTGTTCAATTACCGACCTATTTGATGCAAGTGTCTTTGCCCTGGCATCATGTGGAAGGTAGTGATAACCGTATTTGTAGCCGCGTTCTTTTTCTCTTGATTGGATTACGCCCGCATAAAATGCCACCGGCTGACCATTGGAGTAGTGGTAATCAAGGCAGCGAATCTCGCCATGCACGACTTGGAAGAACCAAATAGCGGTGTCATCTGAATAGCCCAAGTCCCATGCTGTATGCACAGGAAACATAGGGTCATATTCAATATCGCGAATCCTGCCTTGGTCTGTCAGTTGGCGCATCTCTTTACCAAAATACGCGCCCAAGATTGCCGATTCAAAATCGCACTCCATCTCTTGAAGATACTGGTCTTCTGACATTACCTTTCTAGCATCGTCTAATTCTGCCTGCGGTAATAAGCCAGTCTGGCTGGCCCTTAATACTTTTACATACCAATCAGGGTCTTTGGTGGCGTTATTGTATATATCGAAGAAGGCGTTATGACCTTTAGGCGTTCCGATGAAAACAGCCCAGGTCTTAAATCCATTAAGTCCGTTTCGGTCTGCCAACAAAGGCCGAATAATCTCGCCCCAAATACGAGGGCGCATATCTGCATATTCATCTAGGACAATCCCATCAAGGTATAAACCTCGTAAAGAGTCAGCATTATCAGCACCAAACAACCTAATCCTTGCGCCATTTATTAATTCCACCCATAGTTCTGATTGATTAGCTTTAGCCATTACAGGCTTACTAAAGCGTAACAGGTAGTCCCAGGCTACATTCTTTGCTTGGCTGTAATATGGTGCAACATAAGCGTATCTACCGTCTTCTTTGCCCTCTATTAGGGCGCGAAATATCATATCGTTCAAACAAGATACTGTTTTACCGCAACGCCGATGGGCTACTATGACAGCCCACCTTTGGGTTCTGTCGTGAAAATCTAAGAATACATCTCTGGGTTTATAGTCGAGTTCGACTTCTTGGATTATTTCTTCCAAGACACCACCATACGGACAGGAGTCTTTTCATCGCCTACAACTTCAGTCCTCGCAAGTTTAGGCACAGCATACTCAACCATGTTTTGAACAATATCGCAGGCTTTACCAGGATTAGGTGGAACAATCCATTTTCCAGACTGGTCATCAAATAAGCCTTCTGCGGTGTTTTGAAGCCATGTCTGAAGATATGGCAGGTTAGCATCAAGCAATGCCCTAACGGCCTCTCTGGCCTCTTGAGTGACCTTATTAGGCGTTCCAGCTTGTCTGCCGCCTGTTTTCTTTCTAGTTTGTTCTACTTTAGATGTCATACATTCTCAAGTGGTTGATTTGTATAGGCAGATTCTACATCAATTGCAAAAAAACAACAGATATAAAAATATTAGGGTATGTCCCTATACAAATACTGTAGCAATCTGTTACATTGGAGTCATGCAGTAACTTATCAATGTTTATTTAAAGGGGAATTTACATGAACAACATTCAAGACAAACGCTACATTCCAGAAGGTTACGAATTATCTTGGGATGACCAAGACTTAGGTGTTCAGGTTTACTACAAAGAAGCGCCAGTTTGTGCAGCTATTTGTTTCGTAGGCCGCGCAGTTAAGCCTACATGGCACTATCGCTTTAAAAATGCAGAACAACGCAATACTGAAGTTGTGCGCACATTTAAGAATGTTGCTGACAGGGCAGAACGCAAGGCCAAAATTAAAGCTGACCGTATTGCAGCTTCAGCCAATCATGGCGTTAAAGTTGGTGATATTTTTAAATCATCTTGGGGCTATGACCAGACCAATATTGATTACTACGAAGTAATTGCTGTTTCCGGCAAAACCGCTACTGTGTGCGAAATTGGCAGATTTAGCGAATCAGATGGTTATTTGCAAGGTAATTGTGTTCCTGCGCCTGGCAAGTTTATCGGCAAACCATTTAAAAAATTGATTCAAAAATACTCTGAAACATCAGAAGCGCATTTCAAGGTTAATAGCTTTTCTAGCGCATGGAAGATTGAACCAGTTACCGTTATTGAAGGTAAACCAATTTTTAAAGAATCACATTGGACTGCTTACGCTTAAGGGGAAAACAAATGAACGCATATTTTATTAAATGTATTAGCGCTGAAGGTTTATGTGGCATTTCAACCACTTTGTATTACTTTGAAAGCCAAGCCCAAGAAGTAGCGGATGAATTAAACGCTAAAAAAGATGGGTATACCTATTCCGTTTATTCTAAAAATATCTAGGGGAATCACATGACTTCATTAAACAAAACAGCGTCATGGGTAATTGTGGATAAATTGACCAATAAAGCAATCGTGGAAATTTATAGCGAACAAACCGCCAACATTATCCAACGCAACCATTCCAGCGCCTACAAGGCCGTGCCGATTTTGCAGTATTTACAAGAATTTAATAGGGGGTTACATGACTTATGACATTAAACGATGGCGACAGATACTAGGGGTATCTCAAGAAAAAGCTGCTGAATTGCTGGGCGTGCATAGGGTTACTTACAATCGCTGGGAAAATGATGCTTTTCCTGCGCCAAAATCTGTAGAGTTGGCCTGCGAATCGTATTTATCGCATTACCCTGGCAATAGTTCTAATGCTGCCAAAGCAATACTGAAATCTAGGGAAGAATACGAACAGGCTTATTTACTGTATTTTAATGAACCGCCAAAGGGCAAGCATTTAGTGTCTACCCCTTGGTTGCAAAATAAATACAAAGTAATTGACTTTACTCCTGCCGATACCCTTTAGCTTTCAATATCTCATCAAATGCCTTGGTAAGCTGACCTTGACGGTTGGCTTCCCTTGGTGTCGCGCCCATCTGTGGATAATCAGGGCGTTCAAAATATTTGCGGTCAATCCCTTCTGTAGATAATGCTGGCTTAATTTTTAAACCTGGGATAGTTCCTTTGGCTTTGTCTACCATTTCTTGCAGGCTTACAGAATCATCCCAACCGCCTTTAAATATCAATCCTTCACCGCCGGCCCTGTGCTGGACCACAGTATCGCCAAAACCGCCTAATGCTTTATTTAACTCTTTAATGTCTTCATTAGTTAAAGGTTTGCCGTTTCTGGTTAGTAATGCTGCGTTGCCTTTGGATAAGTTGCCATAAGGTAATGGAGTAACTCTAGTTACCGCTGCACCTGCTTGTTCTAGGTTTTCCGCGGTCTGGGCTACATCTTTCAATAATGCAGGGTTTTTGCCTACATTCAAAGTTCTTTGCGCTTTAGCTACGAATAATGGATTGCTTTCGCCTTCCCAAAATCCTTGTCTTTCAGCAACATCACGCAACAATGATGGGCTGGCTGCTGTTTCGTAACGCTGACGGCTTAATAGTTCAGCTTCAGGATTGCCGGATGCGTTTAAAAGGGTTTTGCTAGGGGTTACTGCTGCTTCTGTAGTAACTTGTGGGCGATACAACGGACTGGCTGCCCTTGCTAATACTTGTGGATTTTTTGCTAACATTGCCATGCCTGGCGCTGCCATTAATGCTGCGTTTGCTAATTCACCGTAATTTTGACCCTGTTCGTAAGCCGCATAATTAGGGTCTGTAATTGGGTTTTTTGCTTGCATAGATGGCAAACCTGTTGCAGCCTCTAAAAAGCCTGTAACTGCGCCAGCTTGTCTAGGTTTAGTTAAACCTACTTGCATTTGTGGATAACCGACATACGCTTTATTCTCATCATTTAAGCGTAGAAGTTCTGCGAGTTTGTCGGCAAATTCCATTATGCAATGTCCTTCTGAAACTTATTAAATTGCGCTTGAATCATGGCTTTACGCTTCATGCGTTCATTCATCTTTTTATTGAGAATGTCATCTTTGCCGCTGACCGCTTCTTCTTGGGGTTTTTTGTTTTTGTGACCCACCACAGATGGTAATGTAATTGCCATGATTACATCTTTTCTGCGTCACGCTTGCCTAAGAAACGACCATAGGCTTCTTCTAATGCAGCTTTGCGCTTGCCTTTGGCGTTATCGCGTTCTACATTCAAAGCAATTGCCACGGCCTGCTTTTTAGGGCGACCAGCTTTTTCTTCGGCTTTAATGTTTTTGCCTACAGATTCTTTGCTTCCTGATTTATCGAGTGGCATGGTAATTCCTTATTTTAAAAAGCGTAGTTTGTAAAGGGTTGAGTCAATTAGTTGGGCGATTTCATCAACAATGTTTTGTATTTGTGTTTCTTGCGGCAAATCTTGGCGTGCTTCATCCACAAATTTCTTCAATGATTCCATATACTTAACAGCTTCTTTTGGCTGGTGGTATACGCTTGGGAAGGTTTTTAACTGGTCATAGCAGCCCATATAGGCTTCTATTAGGTCATCTACAAGTTCGACAATTTCATCGTAATAATTGCCTAAAGCCTTGTGTTGGGCATAGGAATTAGTAGACCAATGAAAGAAATGTGTATTTGTTGCGCTGTGCAACATGGTTGCGGCAAACAAAGCCATATTTTCATTCATAAAAAACCTTTCAGAGTTCGTATGATTTTAGCACTTCTACGGCTTCTTGCACGGAATTTACCCTATGTAATGGGCCACCTTTCCAACCGGCAAACAGCGTAATTTGCTGGGGTGTCATCTTTTTGTCTGCACCGTCTTTTACTTCCATTAAAATGGTTTGTTCTTCGTAGCAAACCAGCAAGTCCGGTATACCGCCTCCGACTGTGTGCAACAGAAAGACATCAGCGCCATAATCTCGTAGCGCTTTGACAACATCCTTTTGATTTTTATCAACTTTTTTAATATATGACATAAAATTATGTTAGTGTTTATCAACTTAACAGTATAGGGGATTTTGATGCGCGGATATTGGATGTCAGATGAAGAATTTATATCTGAATGGAACAAAATTGGTTCGCCGCTTTCTTTTGCAAGAATTCACGCATTAACTGAAAGGGCTGTATATAACCGCAGAAGGTCAATAGAAACTAGATTAGGCATTACCTTAGACAGTTTTAACGATAAACGAATAAGCGATTATAAGAAAACCGAACAAACAGTCGGAAATACTCGCAGGGGAATGGAAATTGAAAAAGGGCGCGTAATTGTCTTTTCCGATGCGCACTTTTGGCCTGACCAGACTACAACCGCATTTAAAGCGCTTTTGGAGTGTATTAAAGAATATAAGCCTACTGCTATTGTTTGTAATGGCGATGCGCTTGACGGTGCTTCTATTAGCCGTCATCCACGCCAGGATTGGTCTAAGTTGCCTACAGTTCAAGAAGAATTGGAAGCGGTGCAATATTACTTGGGCGAAATTGAAAGGGTGGCAAGAGGCGCAAAAATGTTTTGGCCTTTAGGAAATCACGATGCACGCTGGGAAATGCGCATTATTGAGAATTTGCCGGCTTTTGAAGGCGTGGTCGGAACAACCTTAAAAGAACACTTCCCTGCCTGGCTGCCATGCTGGTCATTTTGGGTAAATGAAGACACTTGCATTAAACATCGCTGGAAAGGTGGATTTAGCGCAGGTCGTGCCAATTCCTTAAATGCCGGTGTAAACATGATTACAGGCCATACACACCATTTATCGGTGATGCCGGTATCAGACTATAACGGCACACGCTGGGGCGTTCAGACAGGCACTTTAGCCGATTTGCATGGGCAACAATTCGCATATACTGAAGATACTCCAAAAGACTGGAATTCAGGGTTTGTAATGCTTTCTTTTGAAAGGTCCAAATTACTGCAACCAGAAATGATTAGGGTCTGGGGTGAAGATGAAGTCGAATTCCGCGGAAAGATTCACAAAGTATGAAACTGACACCAGCTATTCTTAAGAACCTATACAGCGCAATTTACTGTATGAAGCCTTTTGACAAGTGGGCTATGCCTTTGCCGGAAGAAATTAACTTTGTTGTGGACAAAGACAAAGAAGTAATGGGAACTTATTTATATGACGATGGCGGCGACCACGAACACACCATTACTATTTCATCAGAAAAATGCGGTCATTTGTCTACTGTTATAAGGGTGCTTTGCCATGAATGTGTCCACATGAGTAGGCACAAAACAAACAAATGGACTCATCACGATAAAGAGTTTCGCAGAAGAACTAAAGTAATATCAGACGAATTGGGTTTTGACCCACTAGAACTGTAGGCTTATCCATACGGCAATTGCTGGTAGCAATATCACCAATACGCCAAACGCTAAAAAAATATCATTCACTCATTTCCCTTTCCAAGTTTTTGATTGACTCGTTCCAATAACGCCTCCTCGGTAACGCCCCATTTATTGCTAAAACCCTTGTGACCCAATCCGTGAACACCATTATTTCCCCTATGGTGTTCTGGGCAAAGTGGAATGACAGGGGATGTAGACCGTTTACCTCCATACCTGCGGATATGATGGAGTTCTGCCGGAGTGCCTTCAAACCCAAGGATTTCGGAACAGAGAATACATCCGAGTTCTGCAATCTGGTTAAATGACTTCTTTTCATTTTTTGTAGCCATTAGCTAATTCATACCATTGTTTATAAAAGTTTTTAAACATCTCAACACCCACGCCAACTTTTACGCATGGTCCTTTTGGCTGAACTCTGAAGAACTTTTCAACCACCATTTCTTCATCGGTGTGTCCATAAACAATAATAACGATAAAACCTTCTTTTGCAGCCAACGCCTGCAATAGTCTTTGCTGACCATAGCTTACTTTTTCACCTTCGTAATCGTCAGTTTTAGGGCGCTTCCATTCCATTATTAGGAATTGCCCATTTCTTTCACAAATGCCGTCTACATCACTTGGTGAAAACTTATCATTGTCCGGTATTAACCCAATCAATTCCCCATAGTCTACGACCTTGGGGTTTGGGTTACGCATAGACCTTATTGGTTTATCCATTGGTTTTTTAATTGTTTAATGCTTGCTATTTCTAGCCGGATTGTTTCATCAGCTAATTCATGGGCAATTTTTGTAGCCTTTTCAAACTGATTTTTTAATGTGGCTGTGTGATATTCCTTAATTAGTTTTTGTATTTTTAGATATGGTTCACAATAGTCAATCATTTTTTCTTCTTTTTCAAAATAATTAATAGTAGGCATACAATTCCATGAATCCAATGGTGGATAATAAATACTCATGTATTTTGTCATGCTGTTAATCTTTCAATATTACGGTTATTGGCTGATTCTGTTTGCCAGGCTTGGAAACGCATTTTAGCTGCTTCTAACTGCCATTTAAGCGCTTCTGCCTGTTCTGTAGCCTGTCCAATTGCCTTGCATAAATCTTGATACTCTTGGCTGCGATAAGCCTCTCGTTCTTGCGCGCCCAAACTTTGTTCGTCTGTTTGTGCCATTTTAATCGCCTTAAGAGAACTTTTAAAAGTTTCAAGTTCCGCCAACCGCCCCTTTGCTTGCGCATACGATGGCGCATTTTTAAAGATAAAGTCAATTGCATCATGTGGGTTAAATTCTTTCATTTAAGATTCATCCATAAACCGACTTGTGCCGCGGCATAGCCCAACCAAATTAAAGTATTGGATGGCGACCCTTTAAAGTATTGCGCCAGGCCCACAACCAAATAACCTAACCCTGTGGCAGCCACAATATATTTTTCTATATCCATTTTCCCCATTCTCCCCTGTTTCCTTTTGCATACTGGTCTTGAAAGTCTGCAAAATATTGATGTAAATTTTTTTTGTCTGTGATGTATTGCCTAAACTTTGATAAACCCATTTCTTTGCGAAATTTACACAGTTGCCTGACGGCTGATTTGTGTAGAAATTCTCTGTCGAAGTTGGGCGTAGGATTCTCCGGCGTAAGGAGTAATTCCAAGTTCTCTAGCTTTTGCAAGTGTCAATTCTTCCGTAGAATACCAAGGTATTGGCGGTTTCTTGGGTTTGCTTTCTTCAAAGTCTAACTCGTCAAGATAGCGCATTTGGTTAAGCCAAGTGGCAGGATATGGTATGTAGTCCTTATCTGTGCTTTTAACTTTCCAATATTTTAAATGGTTTGGCAAAGCCTTAATTACTTCTGATTGTTCTGCTTTGTTCAGTTTTTGCCAGGCTTTAATAGCTGCGCCTTTTGCTACTTTTTTTGGGTATAAATCCCAGAAATCATCAAACATTTTAACCCCTTAAAATGGTGCTTCTGCAAACTGTGACCAGTCAAATTTAGGTTTTACGGTTGGAACATATTTCCATGACCAATCTGTGTAGGTTTTGATGATGTGGTTTGCCTCTGCTTTGGTTTTTACCCAACGCATTAACTCGCCACATTCATCATAAATAAAATACATTATTGCAATACCCTTGGTGATGCCGGTGTTGGTGGACTTGGTGGAACAAAGTAGCTAGGCTGACCAATAACGATGGCTTGATTTGATATTCCAGGATTATTGATAACCACTTGATTAGGATATAGCGTTGCGGTTTGTGTAGTAATTCCTTGTGGATTTACAAACTGGGCCGTATTGCCGTTGATTTGCACAGTTCCCCCGCTGTAGCCTTGACTGTCTGTCAATTGCACGGTCTGCGCTTTTGCTGGCACGCCATAAGCAAACAAGCAACCTAATAACGCGCCCAATAAACAACTACCGATAAAGTCTTTCATTTTTAATTCCCCTTTTAGTTAAACAACAATGTCAGTTTCTTATCGTTTTTTGTCTGTGTCACTAAGTATTTTCCCTTATGTTGTATTTTTGCATACAACTTGACCAAGGGTGATAGGCGACTATCAACGCGACCCATCGGCAAAGATGTATGCCAACCAGTCCTCCCAGAGGTAATGTTCATTCGATTAAAGGTCTTGTATCACCTTGTCCCTAAAATCTTGTGCAGTCGCCATTTAACGCTGCGAGGCTATGATGGGGTGAGTCATCTGCCTATGTTTTCTTCCACGCGGCCCATTTAAGCCCTTTGTATCGCCTGGAGTGCGGACTAGGATATTACTCCTCGTCTATAGGGTCTTGCAAGCCAAAAGCGTTGTGTTTTTCCAACAGTTCAGGCCATACCAGCCAAAAGTTGTTTGGAAACAAATCTTTGCGGGTTACAAGCCCATGAGATTCTTTTTCAATTCTGGCGGCTAAAAACAGTAATTGTTCTCTAGGTATGCCGTTTTTTTTCCATTGAGAAACTGCTGCCGGTTCAACTTCGCACATTCTGGCGACTTTATTAGTGCCACCCAACAGTTGAAGTAATGCGTGTTCGGTTAGTTTTAATGTCATAATGTAGTCATCTTAACACAACAAATTGCATAAATACAACGCTTAAAAAGATATTTGCACAATGCGGTTAAGTTATGTTAAAGTGTAACTATAGCAATTTTGCTATACGCCAAAGGGAGAAAATATATGGATGAAATGGCACAAGTAATGCAAGAAATGGAACAGCGTTTAGAAGAAGCGCTTGACAACATGGAATACGGCACAGAATTGTCGCAAGACGATGTGGATGTAATAAGGGCGGCCTGTGGAAAACCAAACAACAAAAGAAACAATTTACTTCAATCAGTTTTTGATGATTTCGGCACAGTATTTGGGGGTTCGCTATGAACCAGTCCGAATCTATTGCTAACTTAGCTAAAGCATTATCAATCGTTCAGGGGAAATTAACCTATGCTAAAAAAGATAGCAAAAATCCTTTTTTCAAGTCCAATTATGCTGACCTTGAATCTGTTTGGGATGCTTGCCGTGATTTATTGGCTGCTAACGGTTTGGCTGTATCTCAATTCCCTGGGTCTTATTGCGAAATAGATAAGTCTATGTCTTTGACAACAATCCTCACGCACGAATCTGGAGAATGGATTAGTCAAGAAATGACATTGCCTGTAAGTAAAGTAGACCCACAAGGCGCTGGGTCTGCAATCACTTATATGCGTAGATATTCTTTGGCAGCAGTCGTTGGTGTAGTGCAAGCCGATGACGATGCTAATAGCATTTCTATAGAACCTAGAAAGCAACAAATGAACGAAGTAATTAAATCTGTAACTAAACCTGTGGAGATGGACTAATGGCCTATACACCAAAAGAAGGTAGCGGTAGCCTTTTTAAAAACAATCGCAAAACATCTGAAACTCACCCTGATTACACAGGTTCAATCATGCTAAACGGCAAAGAACATTGGTTATCCGCATGGGTTAAAGAAGGAAAATCAGGCAAATTCTTTAGCGTGTCCGTAGGCAAAGTAAAACAACCTATGGGCTTTAAAGAAGCTGGTAGCGATGAATTGCCACGCAACACAATTGAAGATTCAGACCTTCCATTTTAGGAGTGTAAAATGCACAGCCAATTGAATTGTATGTTGAAAGAAAAAGCCGTGGTAAAAACTGAAGAATTCCATGTGGATGAAGAAAGACAATTAATCTGCATGACTTTAGATGGTCTACAAAGCGTTTTAAATACAGCATTTCAATTGGCGGCAGATGTAGTCAGTAATGACGCTGAAAGAAGCGAAATTTTAAATTTGCAAGTTAAGTAATTGAACATAAGGGGAAAAACATGGCATCAGAATCAGGGCATTGGTATTGCGCCAAAACAGGTGCGCCACGCTACACCACCATCGGCAAAAACGGTAAAGAAAGAAACACGACAGTTCGTGACGCTAGAGATGGTTCACTTGTCCCAAGCGTATCAACAATTAACGGAATGTTATCAAAAGCAGGCCTTGATACATGGAAACAAACTCAAGTCCTATATGCAGCCGTAGAATATCCAAGATGGGATGGGGAAGATGAAAAAGAATGGGTATCAAGAATACTTGAACTTGCAAAAAGCAAAAGCCGTGAAGCCGCGGAAAGAGGAACTGCTATACACGCTGTTCTTGATGGTTATTTCTCTCTTGATTATTTACCTGAGTGGCCTGTGTATGTCCATCGTATACAAGAACATTTGGATGCAACCTTTGGAAAACGGCTGTGGCTTTCAGAAAAGTCATTTAGCCATCCAGAAGGTTATGGCGGCAAAGTTGATTTGTATACAAAGGCCGACCCAATTAACCACCTGCCTGGCATAGTTGTGGACTTTAAAACCACAGAAAAAACACCAGGCGAATTAACGCCATATTACGAACATACATTACAGCTGGCAGCTTACCGCGAAGGTCTAGCACCAGGTGCTATATGCGCTAACATTTTTGTTAATGGCGAAACTAACGAAGTGGCAATAAAAATCCACGAAGAACAGGACCTAAAAGACGGTTACGAAGCGTTTTTAGCCCTACTTAAAGTATTTAAACTTAAAAATAAGTTAAACTAACCAAGAGGCGGCAGACAGGCTTTCCCCTTGCCTGACCACACACATCACGGAGTGTTCTGCCCCTCACCTTACAACGGCTGAAAGTGTAAAGAAACGAGTAAGCCACCCTATTTGGGCGTTAAGCCGCCAATGTAGGATGCAGTAATTGGGTAATTTTGCGGCTTTCTGACCCATTGATAGCAACTGCCAAATACAGCCCTGTTGTTTTTATACAAACATAGGGTTTGTCCCTATATAAACCCCTTGTAATTCGGAATAAATTACTTTCATAGCAGGTCATTGACACTATTCAGCTTTATGGCCCGCAGGGATTTCAAACTAAAAAGACCTTGACCTGCTTATTTTTTAAGGGGATTTATGGAAGATTACATTCGTAGGGTTTTTGAAGGCGAAGCGCCATGCGACAAATGCGACCAGGCGCAAAGCTGCAAAGAAAACGAATTGGCTTGTAGGGCGTTTTCATTTTATGTCCGCAGGGGAACATTTGAAGAACATACTGTCCGGATGCCCACTCATCACTTATTTACACTAATATTTAGAGATGACGACACCGCGCTTAAAAACTATTTAAAAGCGCTTCAAGCCAAAGGAAATCAAAATGCTTTGTTTGAATAGCTTTAAATTGCGCAATAACATTGATTTTGAAATACAAAACCTGTGCTTAGAACTTAAGCGCAAAGAAATAGAAAAATACAACCCATTGCATTACGCATTTGGATATGAGTTAAAAAACCAATCTTGGCTAAATTATGAAGACCGTTATTTATAAAGAGAAGGATGGTAGTTTTACAATTAACTGTAAGGAAGGGGAAGTAGATATGAGTATTAGAAACTTTGGAATGGTAGGTAAAACCTATAAAACAGCGTCAGAAGCGTTCAAAGACGCTGACTACGCCACAGCTATACAAAGACCTACAGAAAAGCGATATGAGGCTTTATGGGCGCTTTTTGGGACATTGTTTTTTGTAGCTACATTTGGCTACATATTTTGGCAGGCAATTAGCCGTTTTTAGCCATATTAAGGGCTTCGGCTTCTTCGCGGTCTACGCGGTTTAGCCAGCCCTTTCCAAACACAGCAAAAGTCTTTAATGACTTGTAATAGTCCCGTCTGGCTTCGCTAAATTTGGCGATAAGGTCTGCAGCATTAGCAGATTTAATGAGTTCCATAGTTCTAGGCCCGATAACTCCATCAGCCACGCATCCAATACTGGATTGAAGAAGTTTAACGCTTCTGCCTGTTCCGGCGTTAATTCCCATGCTGAAGACAAGTAGGTCCAATCCTCGCGGTAGGACTTCGCAATAAGTTGGTCGCCAATATCGTTGTTCATATAAAGGTGCTACCTTTTCAGCAGTCAAACCACGCATCATTTTTTCGTCAGCTTCATGCCCAGTATATTCTTCCCAAACTCGCTTTGTAACGCCTAGATTAGTCATGCCGCCTGGGTCTGCCGGATTATTTACATAGCCACCTTCGGACTTTAAAACCAAGTCCAAACACTCTTTAAAATTACCCTGCATTATCTGACCCTATTTTGATGCCTGTTATTAAACCTATGAATCCACCTACAATTGTTTGAAATGCCGGTGTAATGGCTTCAAATATTTTGGTGTTATCAATCTGTGGATTAAATAAACCAATCAACAAAACGCCAACCATTGAAAGCAAAATAACAGTAAGGGTAGCTGTAGCCATCAAAGTGACATAAGCGCTTAGTTTTTCCTTACTCATTTAATGCCAACCTGTGCTTTTATCCAGTCTTGCAAAGCTATTGTTTGGGCGGTTGTTTCAGCGCATTGTCCAGCAAGAAGGTTGTAGGCGGTGACAACATCAGCTGCGCTGGGGGCTGGGGAAAGTCCTGACACTTTACTGCTACCGGAGTTGTTCCACACGCTTGTAGACTTGTAATAATTCCTAATAGCAGCAAGTTTCGCATCATACTCATTTTGAATTCCTTTGGTGACTAATTCTTGTTGTTTCTTGATTGACTCAACATGGGCTTCTTGTGCTTTGGCGGCAATTTCAACCTCTTTTTTATAATCCAAATATCGTGAATAACCCATCCACCAGCCAGACCCAAATACAGCAGCACATATAGCGCCAAATATAGCCAGTTTTGCATAATCAATCATTATCTAAATCCGCTTATTCTTGGCGAAAAGGCAAAGGTCGCTTCCCAAATGTCTTTTTCAGTTGTAACCACGCCCCTAATATTCCAGCCGAAAACGCAATAAATACAGCGACTAAAACCAATAGGGGTAACAGAAGTAAATTGAAATAGTCCATTAGCGTGAACCAAGCACCAGCCTGCTTTCGCATTGTCATTATCCTTAATTGAGTTGTCGCCTTTAATTGTGACTGTATATGGCGCGTGTATATACTCTAACGCAAAGGCATACGCAGGGTTACGCCAAAGCCATTTAACTTTAGGCCAGTAACCTGTGCCGTTTAAGCGTTCAAAAGTAGCATCACCGTCTAGGCTATTGTCAGGGGTCATAAACCAGTTAAGCCATTTAAGTAAGCGTGGGCCAATACCCCATTGTGAACCATTGTCTAACCAACCTATTTGCTGAATGGCAAATAATGGCAATACAGGGGCTAAAATGACTGCTATAAGCGTTAATAATAGACTGATAGGGACAAGTATTAGGTAGATTAAATAAATCATTCTATAGGCTTTGTAGTAAGAAACCGAAGGACAGCCACAATAACACCAATAGCAACAAGTAAAACGCCATAGTATTTTTCATTGATAACTGATTGCAAATAGGTAAAGTTGTCAAACAATGCGCCAAATACGACTAACGCAAGCGAAAACCACATTGTCCTACTGCGGTGCATTTTCACTTGTGAAACAAGAATGTGGTGATATAGGTGATAAAACCGCCAACAAGAGAGGCAATAGTCATGCCCATCCAAAAACCACCCCTAGACTTGTTGGCTAATTCCAATAACTCTTTGATGTCCCTGTCCATAGCATCAACCTTGTGTTGCAAATTTTCGACTTGATTTACCAGGCCGCCAAACTTAAACATATCAAATTTTTCAAGGTCTGCCATACAACTACTCACTTAGATTTTGGGGATTTGCGAGTAGTCGCTTTAGGGATTTTAACAGCCTTTTTAGCTGTTTTCTTAGCTACAGGCTTCTCAAACTCATGCGGAGTATATGGTTTTGCTACAGCCGGAAATGGCCATGTAGACTCTACAGAGATTTTAGGCATATAGCCTAGCTTGTCAAATAACCAAGTTACGAGAAACATTATTGCACCACCGTTTCTTCTTTTTTAGCCAATGACTCACGCAACATAGTCAAAAATGCTTGTTTGCCTACATTAAGTTGGTCAAGGTTAAATTGTGCTGAACCAATTTTGCGGTCTAGGTCAATAAGATGATTAACCATTTGCTTCTGGTCATCAGCCATATCGTCAAACTCATACTCTACATCGTCAATGATTACTGGGGTCTTTTTATCTTTTCCCATAACATTCTCCTAAATTAAACCTGAAAGCGCAGGTTTTTACGCTACTGCATCCTGCAAAGGTTTTAAGTCCTCATTTGTCCAAAAGTCTTTAGCAAGCATAATTTCAAGGTGTTCTTTATTACGCTTAACTGTATCAGCCCATTCAGTATCTTCTACGCCTTCAGGTTTGCCAGCTTCTAGCAAAGCTACTGAATCTAATGCAGCTTTGTAGTGTTGTGCAATTTCTTCTGCGGTGATTTCATTCATTATTTAACTCCTTTTAATTGGTCAATTTCTGCTTTAAGTTCTTTTACTGCATTAATAAGATACCATGTAAGATTGTCAGTATCTACAGTTAGAACTCCAGTAGATTCTTCTTTTACACATTCAGGTAAAATTTTTTGTAATTCCTGTGCAATTACACCTAATTGAACTCCTGATTTTGGTATTGCCTGTTCTTTTGGCAAATCTGTAATTTCGTTAGGGCTACGATACTCAAAATTGCGAACTTGAATTGTTAATAATTTTTTTAAGCCTTCATTGTTATCAACAATATTTTTCTTTAAACGCTGGTCAGAAGTTGTAGACCAAGAAGATGAATTGTTGCCTTGATACATACCACCAGTAGAACCACCTGATGTTTGTGCAAGTAAATAACCTGTGCCAGCACCTTTGCCAGCAGCAGAAGAATCTCGACCTGGTGCATGAATTACCAATTCACCACTAACTGCGCTGCCTGATGCAATAGCACCAAAACCAATCAAAGTGCTACCAGTTCCAGTAGCTAAATTACCGCCACCATATTGACCAGTATATGCACCAACACAAGTATTTTTAGTTCCTGTTGTTAAGTTACCACCAGCAAATGTTCCTACTGCCACATTCTGAAAACCAGTAGTAGCAGATTGCATTGCATAATCACCAATAATTGCATTGTTTGAACCAGTTGTAATTGCAAGACCTGTGTTATATCCTACAGCGGCATTATTAGAGGCTGTTGTGCTATTGTATAAAGATTGGTTTCCAATGGCAGTATTGTTACCTGCTGTGGTGTTGGCTTGCAATGCACCAAAACCTACTGCAGTATTTCCTGCGCCAGTAGTATTTGCTACCAAAGCAATTTGACCAAAAGCAGAATTATAATTACCACTTGACAAGTTATACAAAGCAGATTGACCTACGGCAGTATTCCAACCACCAGTATTGTTGGCTATTGTTGCACTTGCATACATAGCTTGGTCACCAACTGCCACATTGATTGAACCTGAACCCATGCGATAACCAGCTTCATTACCCATATAAGTATTGTAAGAACCAGTATTGTAATAACCAGCAGTATTTCCTACTGTAGTTACTCGTTGTGCTGATGTAACTGAATATCCTGATAAATAACCAACAAAAGTATTGTTGTTTTGGTTATTTTGATAACCAGCTTGATAGCCTAAATAAGTAGAATATCCACCAGTAGAGTTTCCATTTCCAGCCTGATAACCTATAGCAACATTATTAACGCCTGTGGTGTTTGCGCCCAAACAACCATCACCAATTGCACAATTGTTAGAACCAGTAGTATTAATATTTAATGCACCAACACCCAATGAACTATTAGAAGAACCAGTTGTTTGATTGTTTTGAGTGTAAGCACCTATAGCGGTATTTCTTGCGCCTGTTCCTAAAGTTAAAGCATCACGACCAATAGCAGTATTGTATTGAGATGTTGTATTAGATTTAAGCGCAGCTTGACCAACAGCAGTATTTGAATCACCTGTAGTATTGGAGTAAGCGGCTTGATAGCCTACTGCGGTGTTGCCAGATGCAGTTGTGTTATTTTGTAAAGCCCCAGCGCCATTTGCAGTATTGTAAGAACCAGTTGATGTTGCATTTAAGGCAGCCCAACCAGAACCTGTATTGTAAGAACCTGAAGTTAATGAACTTAAAGTTGCATAACCAAGACCTGTGCTATTTGTTCCAGTAACACTACCTGAACTTGCACCAATAGTTAATGCACCAATAGCTGTATTTGTGCTTACGCTACCTACACCCTTGCCAACAGTAAGACCTGAAATAGAAGCATCATTAGCTAAAGTTAATGTAGTGCCGTTAAAGGTCATATTGGCAGAACCAACTACAAGACCACTAGAGTTATAAAGGACTTGAGTAGTAGAGGATGAACCTACGCCACCTTTAGTGCCAATTACTTGCACTACGCCAGCAGAGTCTTTGTAAAAAAGTTTGCCATCAGCAGTATTAATGGCTAATTCGCCAGCGACAAGATTTCCTGCGGTTGGGGTGTTACTAGCAGTAGAACTGTAGTAAAGAGAAATGGGTGTGTAGCCTGTTTGTGCCATTTTAAGTCCTTGTTTAGATTCCTGATTTTACTAGAAACTACCGCCAAAAATTCCTGTTGTAGCAGTCAAAGTTCCCACATTATTAATATCATTTCCTGTCATGTTTAATGCGCCTGACATAGGAGTCTGACCATCTGCGGAAACAGACTGGGTAAGTGCATTAGCAATGTCTGTCATGGTGCTATTTGCCCATGTAGAAGTGACGGTTGTGCCGGTAACTACTGGATTGCCAGCAGGTAAATTGTATGTTCCTGACCCATTTCTACTCATTTTTTGTTCCTTAATGCTTCAGCTAAAGGGTTGTAATTAATTGACTCTTTAATCTGCTTTTTAAGGGCTGCTTCTTTACCCTTTTCGGCAACAAATCCAGCCGCCTGGCTAACCACAGGAATACGAATACCACCAATTTTATCTAATGCGCTAATAATTGCACTAGAAGTATTGGAGTAGTTTGCAGCGCCTTTTAATGGGGCGTTTACATTGATTGTCGTAGCTAATAAATCGCGAATTTCCTGTGCGCCAGCTTTACCAAATACATAATCCAACTTGCCGTCTTGGTCTAATTGTGTGACTACAGCTTTAAATTTAGCAGGAGAAACCACAGGATTGCCAAAAGAATCAACATCCACAGACTGTGATACTTTGTCCTTGATATATTGAATAGTCTGACCTTGTAATTCTTTCCATGCTTGCTGGCCTTCTGGCCCTGCTTTTTTCAAAGTCATGCCAATAGCACGAACATCGTCTAAAGAACCATTCAAAATGCTGTGGTCAAAGACATCTTCGTAGGCTACAGCGCGGTCTGTAGTGCCAGGCTTAGTGCGTAGCAATTTATCTACATAGCCGACATTTTCAAATTCACGACCAAATTTAGTTCTTAGTTTTCTAGCTTCTTGATACAGTTCGCCGCCTTGGCCTTCAGTCATCTGGTTGATGATGTTTTTCATGGCTTTAGCGTGTGTTTCGCCAACCGTGCCAGGTTCGTAGTTTTTATTAATAAACTGGTAAATATCTTCCAAAGAATTGATAGAAATTTGACCTGTTTTACCAGCGTCATTTTTGGCAATTTCTTCATCTACAGCGCTAATAATTGGGGCTAACTTACGCTTAACTGTAGGAGTCTGTTCATCAATATAAGCCTTTAATGGCGCATATCCTACTGGTTGCTGTGTTTCGCCAGCTTCTCTAGCGGCAGTATATGCAGCATTTATTTCTGATTTAGCCTTGTTTGCAGCGTTTACAAGCGCCTTATCAACAACGCGCCCAGTTTCACGCAAGCCATAAGTTTCTTTGCCGGTTGCATCTACAAAAGCATCAAAGTTTTGCAAAATAGCGTCATTACGCTTTGCTTGTGCTTCGATTAATGGCTTACCTAACTCTGGGAATTGTTTAGGGGTTTCAATTTCAAACTTTTGCTGACCTAAATCACGCAATGCTTGACCTTTGCTTAACTCTACAGGCACTCTTAATTGTTGCGCTATTTGCGCCCTTACAGCAGCTTCCGGCACTTCAGCAGCGCCAACTCCAGCCATTGTAGGCGCAGCTTCTACAATTACTTTTCCACGCAAAGCATTAGCCATATTGCTTACGGCTGGCTTTACTTCTCTTACGGCTTGAGAAACAAATGGTTTTGCAACATTGCCAGCTTCAATAGCAGATGGAATAGCCCCAATATGACCTAAATACGGAGGAATTTTAGCTTCTTCAAATGCACTACCAATAGCACCTAAAACATCTTTAGTAACAGGTGATGTAGGTTGATACTGCATTTGTTGCATTGTTTCTTTAGCAATCTGTGCGCCAATAGGCGCTGGTGCTTGACCAGTTTGAATTGCTTGCGGAATACTTTTTGCAATTCCATAAGCGTTAGCCAAAATAGGGTCTACAGCACCTCTTACAAGCGCAGTTGGAACTTCATACAAAGCCTTAACCTTGTCTGCCATAGAACGCTGTGGTTGTGCGTTATCTAAAACAAACCCTTCTGGAAGGTTCATTTCCGATTTAGATTGTTCTAATACGAATCCTTCAGGAAGTGCCATATTTATTTCGCCTGTTGCCAAGTTTTACCGCCATCTGTAGACATAATTCTTGCGCCAGTATTAGGGTTTGTTGCATACATTGGCGCAGTAGTTTCAGATTTTGATTTTTCTTCATTTCCAAATTGAGTTTGTGGCTTAAATTCTCGAATAAATCTTGCGCCTGGGCCAGCCTGTGTTTCCAAAGATTGAATAGCCAAATCTCTAGCCCTTTGTTTTTGTTTTACGATGGTTGCGTCATCGCCTGGCGCTGGGAAATAAATTCTTTCCACATCCGCAAATTCTGTTGGAGAAATAGACGCACCAGATTCTTTACGCAGAATAGCAGTAGCAAAGTTTTTGCGTGCTTGCAATGTAGATTGTTGTTGTTCATTAGGGCCACCAAGAACCCCTGGCAGCACATTCGCGCCAGAAATAACATTTTGTTCTAATTTCTCACCAATTAAAGGTGTCATACCAACAATAGAACCAATCGTAGCCCTAGTTTTGCCAATATCTTTAACGCCTTGGTTTTCCAAACTGCTAAGAATTGCGCTGGCTTCTTTAGCCCTTGTTCCAAAACCTACGGCTTTACCTTGTTCGTCATTAAGTTTTCCACCGCCTAATTCGTTTTGAAGTTTGGCAAACTCCATACCTAGCTTTTGTTTTTCTAAGCCAAGTTGTGCTTGCTGGTAAGGTGTCATTTGATTTGCAAAGTCGTTATAAGAACCTTTGAAACCATTTTGAACAGCAAAGTTATATTCAGCCACTTTTTCAGGCGTTTTAGGAATAACAGAACCGATAAGCGCAGGGACAAATTCTTTGCCACCGCCGTAGGTAGAACCGCTTGCCAATGCCAAAGCGCCTTTAGTGTCGCCAGCATTGAGTTTTTCCATAATTGCTTTTTGTTCTTCTTGACGACCTGTGCGCAATTGTTCTGCCAATTTAGCCGCCTGTGTGTCGCCTTGTTTAGCAAGGTAAGCGCCAGTAAGCATATTAGCTACTGGTTGCAGGTTTTGGAAGAATGAAGTTGGCACATAACGACCGCTAACCATTTGGCCTTGTGGTTGTTGCTGACCTTGTTGCATAAGCAACGCAGCCATTTGTTGCTGACGGTTTAATGCCTGCTGTTGTGCAAACAATTCCGGAGGCAATGTGCCTTGTTGTGCTAGGTTTAATTCATCATTAGCTGCCATATTAGTCGCCCATTCCGCCAGTTCCACCAAACGCTTGATTCCAAGTAGCTGCAGCAGGCGCTGCATTACCTGAACTTACCAAATTTCCTTGGTCGTCATAAACATTTCCAGTAACACCACCATTAACCATTCCTGGACTCATGCCGCTACTACCAAATTGGTTTTGACCTTGTTTGCCACGCAACATGGCAGCCATAGCCAATGGATTTAAACCACCCATTCCACCGCCATGCGTTTGACCAGCCATCTGGTTGTTTTGCATTTGTTGTTCTAGTGCAGCGTTTTGGTTTTGCTGTTGTTGTGCAATATTTTGAAAAACAGGGGCTAAACCCTGTTGGTCTTGTGCCTGCAAAAATTGGATATATGGGTTCATAGTAATCCGTAATCTACGACTTTATAGCCGTCATCAAGGGTTTTAACAGCGTATGGATAAACAGCTTCAACTTCTTGCGCCATAACACCAATAAATTTGCCGTGGCCTGCAAGTTCGTGATTCTTAAACTCTGCTTTGTATTCGTATTCGTATACGGGTAAGCCATTAGGCAACCAACCCAAAGGCTTAATGTTTTCTTTAGTGCGAATATCAGACATTAACGCAGCAGCGCCTAATGTGCCACCTAATCCCATCAATCCACTATTCAAACCTTGTTGCGCAGCCTGCTGGGCGTTAAAGTTACCCATTTGGGCGTTATAACCCATTTGAGTAGCACCCAAAATGTCAGCGCCTTGTGTAGTAGCTTGCTGTGGAATATTGGAAATATAGCTTGGGTTTGTAACTTGTGAACCGCTACGAATAGCATTAAGAGTATTGATTGGTTCGTTACGAATATAACCTGCTTGACCAAATGCCTGCTGATTTGCAGCCAAACCTGTTTGTGTTCCTTGGATAACAGCGCTTGTAAGCAAATCGTTTTCTTTTTGGTTTTGCAAAGTCATAGCGCGGTTATAAGCCTCTGTTCCAGGGGCAATACCTTGGTTAGCTAATTGGGCTTGTAAACCTTCTCTGCCTTGTGCAATCTGTGGCTGTAATCTGCGCAATACAGAATCTTGCATTGTTTCGCCAGGATTAATGCCTGACTGTGGCAATTTGCTGGTGTCAAAAGGCTGTGACAGCATATTTTGCACATAGCCTAAACCTTGATTTTGCAAATCTCCTAGCCCTTGGCTAGTTTGCATTTGCTGGTTATAAAGCGTTTGTTGGTCTGGGCTTAATGTCTGTGTGGCTGTCCAAGTAGGATTACCGTATGGGTCTTCGCCTGTAATGGCGTAGTTAAGATTGCCATAGGGTGTAACTTGGTTTACACGGTTTGCAGCCGTAGCCTGTCTTGCAGCATCAAGATTTCCTGCTGCTGTAGCTTGTGCCGCTGCTGTGTAATTTGGGGCTGCTGGCGCACTTGGCGCAGGCCCTAATCCTAAAAATCCACCACCACCCATGTCATTCTCCTCTTGCTGTTCTTAAAGGGCATTTGATGTCTAACCAACGACAATCTTCACGCCTCATAGCCATAATCACTAAATCACCATCCATGTGGGCATCTGGGATTTCGGCTATCACTTTAAAACCAAGGTGTCGGTTCAATCTTAGGGCTGCTTCATTATCTCCGCAAACCTGCCCTAGTATAACGCTAACTCCTAGTTTATTAAAGGGATAATCGAAAGCCGCCCACAACAAATCTTTATTTATCCAATTAACTTCATCTACTGCCGCAATGTGCATTTGGCACGCTTTTGGCATAAAACTACAATATCCAACTACTGCCGCTAAAACTCCATCAATTTCTTGACCGATACATACTGTTTCTGTTGGTAAAGGGTGATTCATCATTCTAACCAGCCAATCCCCCATATATTGCTGGTTTTCTGTGGTGACTCTACGCAATTAAACGACTCCTCCAGCTTCCATTACATAATCGGTTGATGCCCAATGCAATTCAATATTTCTAGCGGCAACAGTCATATTAACTGAACCTGTATATCCAATTCCTGTCACGCCTTGCCAAATCTTAGTGGTAATTAAACCGCCGGACCATACATTTTTGTCCCATTTAGCAACATCCCAAATAGCTTCCGATTGGGCTGCAGGGTTAAACGATACCGCGCCCAAATTGTCTACTGGTTGAAAGTCGGTGCTAATACCGCATAAGACGCTTGGCACGCCACCGGTGGACTGAAGGATAGGGCGCACTAAGGTAAAGCGCTTTAATTGCCCTGGAGTGTCAAAATAGCTGTAGGCTTGTTGCACGGCTGCGGTAATGTTTTGACCATTGTCAGAAGTTGCGCTGTAAAAAGTGCCAATAACGCCGTCACCGCCAAAGTGCATATCAGTATCGCCAGAAACTTCCCAAACATACGCTTGAATTCCTGTAAATCTAGCCCAAGACTTTGTAATGGTGTGCATTACATATTGTTCTGTTCCGATGTCTGTAGGAATAGACAAAATAAGCATATTTTCAGAGGCAAAATAGTTAATCTGCCAGCCAAAATTAGCGTAATATTGAGTTGCGGCTTGTGATACTGCGTAGTAAATCTTATCTGTAAGGTTTACGCGAGGGTCTAAGCGACTACTCTGCAATGCAGAAGCTAAAGGCACAAGTCCGTCTTGAGTTAGCAAAAGTAAATCACCTGCCCACTTAAAAAAGCATCTACGGTTAAAGGTTTGGCCTAATTGCCACACACCTTTAAGCGCCCAAGTCGCTGTATCGTCAGGGTTTGTGCCGTTATAAACAATAACTTCGCCCATAGAAGTGACAAAAACAGCGTAATCGTCTGCGCCTTGTCCGGCATCAATAGTCCATGTTCCCATAGCCTGCAAATAGCCAGAATTTCTAGCAATTCCACCAAAATAAAGCGGTGTAGCAGGGCCACCAATAGCGTCTACATCTAAATACCAGCAAGTTAATGTGTCTTTTTGGGTGAAATACAGACGATTTTTAAACAGGTTTACATTGATAAAAGTGCTTGAATCAGCGCCAGTAATACCAAGAACTGTATAAGACCCAACCACAGTAGCGTTTGCCGCAGGGGTTGAAGCCATTGTGTAGGTAAAGGTGCTTGCGCCTGTTTTCGTAATGACATAAGTGCCGTTATATTCAGAAGATGATGCGCCGCTGATAGTAACTCGATTGCCGGTAATCAATCCATGAGGTGCAGCAGTCGTCAATGTTGCTACCGCGCCCACATGGGTAATTGTGCTAATGGTTTGTGCGGTGCTGGTTGTTGCTACATAAAACCAGTTAGAACCGTCATAAATCATTGTTGGGTCTACACCATTACAAGCGACTAAAAAATGGCCTGCTGTATTGGTTAGATTGACCGATTGAAACTTATCGCTAGAAATACCGCTAAACACTTCTACAGCTGGATTGGCTTTTGCCTCATAAATCTTTGTTCCAGCAGCGGCAAATAACTTATATGTGCCGACTTCCGTGTAATTCATTAATGAATGAATAGGGGTATCAATACCGATTTTATAAGTGCCTACTACAGTAGCGTTTGACGCTGGCACAGCCAACATTGTGTAAGTTAGCGTTGTGCTTCCAGTTACGGTAATAGTAAAAACACCGTTATATTCTGCTGGGGTGCAACCGCTTACAGCAATCTGGTCGCCAGTCGTTAAGCCATGCGCTGTTGATGTTGTCAATGTAGCAACATCTGTCACATGGGTTATAGAACTAATAGATTTAACGCCGGTAGTTGTAACTAATCTACTGACTTGAGTCCAACCTTTACGCATTGTGACATCGGTAGGAGTTGGGTAAAAATTAAGCATTTGCACAGCATCTGTAGGCTGCATATTAGCCAGGGAATCCCTAGCGTTCCAACCACCAATAGGGGCTGGAACTGACGCAGTTCTAGCTGTATTTTGCTTCGCCTTTTGTAAAAGCATAATTAGCTTCCATAACCAGTATCAGGGATATTTGCGTAACCGATAAGCACTTTGCTTGGGTAAGGTGCAAATGACAGGTTTGGTGCGCCTTTGTCGTTTGCTTTGGCAATAGACAATACACGCTGGTAATCTTGAGAAACGACTGTGGTATCAAAGCCTTTAATACCCCAATACTTCATTTTGGTAAGCAATACCATGACACGGTCATTCAATACTGTAGTGTCGGTATCTGCTGTAAATTGAGTCTTTACTGTTCCATCTGCGCCGCGAACATAGCCGTTAGACTTGTATTCCCAACCTAAATATTCGTTGGTATTCATCGGAGGCCATACTTGAAACTGATTGTCCAAAATACGCCAGCGAATACGAGGACCAGTTGAAATATAGCCTGACTTTAGCCATTGCCATTGCTGCGCATCTTCAGGCCCTAATGCTTCCCAATGCTTTGTTTTATCCCATTGGGTGCGGTCTGTAATTGCTTCAAAATCGAAAGGTAAATCGTATGCAGTTTGCGCCAATACAATAGCGCCATTACCGCTACCAGAAGCCATTTGACTCATGGTAATTGTTTGACCGGATACGCTTACAACTTGTGTATCTTGATTAATGTTATAGCCGGTAATACCCCATTGTTTATCTACGGCAGTAATGTCCACTCCTGGGTCTACTTCTAATAACACAGAGTTATTTACAGAAGTGGCATTACAGTTAATTGCTTGAGTGTAGAAACGATACTGCACTTGGAGTGCTTGCCAGTCGTATTCCTTGACTAGGTCATAGCCAGCACCATTCATAAGCGCCAGAATTTGCTGGACATCCTGTGATTGGTTACCAATTACATAGGTAGGCACAGCCAAGTTTAACTCGGCTGCCACTTGCTGAACCATTTGCAGCATCGTTTGGGACATGATTATGCTTCCTCTTGGAGTTTTGGTTTTCTGCCTTTAGGCTTCTTTTCCGCTACTGCCGCAAGTAGTGCTTCCATTTGTTCCTGCATTTTGGACAGCTTCGCATCAGTTTCAGCCTTGATTTTATCATTTTCTTGGCGTAATGCTTCAATTTCAGCGTTCTTTTTCTCCGCTTCTGCTGATTCAAATGCCAAATTCAAGAATGACCTAGCTTTATCCCTAAATGAATGAGGACTCATGCCGGCAATCATACCAATAGACTGTAAATTCTGGTCTGAAGCATGGGCAATAGACTCTACTGTGCGGAATTTACGACCACGCAATTCTTCTGCTTGGGCGCGAGTCACTAAAGGCCATTCCTCAATTGGTGTGCCTTCTTCTTTGGCTTCTGCGCCTTGGGTATTCATGTAATACGCCCATTGACGAGGAAAGCGTCTTTTGTGTTCTTCTCTTGCGTAAGTGTCAATTTCGGTTAAACCGTTGCCTGGGACAACAATATTGACAAAATCGAAGTCTTTAAAGATTGGTCGCCCTGCTGCTACGGACTCATCTTCTTGTTTCATTGCTTTTTTATAAAAGCGGACTGCTAAATTAGCATCTGCGCCTTGAACATCTGACTCTATAGCCATGTAATTCTCCTAAGTGGTTAGAAGTGATACGGTTAAAAAAATAAAAGGATAGCCCCTTTTGAGGGCTACCCAGTTTTTACTACAATTTCTTCAATTTTTAGACTGAAGCCTTGCTGAACCAAGCATAGTCACCAGAGGCCAAATCTACCGCAGGGGATAGATATGTGCCAGCAGAACCAGTTGCTACGAAGGTTGTTACATTGATAGAACAAGTAGCTGTAGAAGCAGTAATTGCGCCGCCAGCTTGTGCAAACACATAACGAAGACCATCAGAACCAAAAGTTTCAGCACCCAAAGGGCCGAAAGCTGGGATTGATTCTGCGGTTGAACCGTTTGTATAAGCAAACTCGATTGGAGTGGTAGTTGTCAAATTGATACCAGCAATAGGTAATACTGAATATGCCATGATATTTTCCTTAAATTAATTTATTAGACTGTTCTAAATAGGGCTTGCGCCCTACCTATTAACTACCAGTCAAAAGACCTTGTAGGAAGCTGTTAGAGGTTGTCAAGTTACCAGCCCAACCATACAACTTCACGATAGCGTCTTGGTTAATCGCTTGGCGTTCACCACCGATAGGAACAAAGTTGCGTTCCTTATGTGGACGCAAGAAGATGTAGTTAGTGTTCAACAGATACATATATGTAGCTGTTTCTTGGTCACCGTAACCGCCGCCCAAAATAACATCAGCACTTGTGCCTCCACCGTAGAACTTCAATGAAGCAAAACCGGCTGCGCCAGATTCTTCAGAAGTGATACGCTGAATTGCTTGCAAAGAAGCAACATAGTATTGATACATTGTGTTACCAGCAACGATAAGGTCAGCTTTGTCTGTGCCACGAATTTGCTTGATAGCAGCTTCAGTCATCTTAGCTTGGATGTTGGTAGAACCAGTTACACCAGTAGTGATTTGGTTACGCCAGAAAGTCCAAGTTGCACGGTTAATACCACCGTATGTGCCTGAAGTTGGGGAAGCAGCAACAGCAGCAGCCAAACCGTCAAGGTTCTTACCACCGTTACCAGTTCCATCAAGGAACAAGTCGCCAGAAATGCGGTTCAACAAGCGTGCTTCAGAAACTTGCATACGACCATCCAAAAGGTCAATGATTGCTTCTTTGCTTGAGTTTTGCAACATTTCAAGACCAGACATAGTCACAGAATCAGCATACTGTGCAATTTTGTATTGCGCAGCAGAGATTGGGCTATCTGGGGCGATGTTCAATACTTCGTAACCGCTATAAGAGTTAGCGTTATTAGTATTTGGGTCGTTATACATGATTTCTTCCAAAATCACATTACCGCCGCTGAATGGGCGAATGTTACCTTTGGAATTCAATCGTGTAAGGATTGCGTTGTTTTGTGTTAAGTTGTCTGCCAATTCACCGCTACGACTTTGAATGGTGGTAGCGATAATATCGGTAATTGCGCTATTAGCAAATGCCATGATATTTCCTTATAAAAGTTAAATTAAAGCCTATTGGTCGCTTCGCCTAATTGTTCGGCAATAAGCGCCCGCCTATCTTTCTTTTCGCCTGATACCACCGTTCCACTAGGTGTAGTAGATTTCGGTAAGACTGCAGCCGACTTCGCCTTCGCTACTTGCTGCGCTTTGAGTGCTTGTTGCTTTGCGGTTTTCAGGAGTCTGTCCTGTTCTATACCCCAAACCTCATCATTCATACGCACAGCTTTCTTGTAGGCTGTATCTAAGTCCTGGGCGTGACCTAACTCAAGTAATTGCGCCATTTCCTCCCGAACCCTGTCAAAGTGAGGGTATTTCTCCACATCACTCTGATACTTCTGAATTTCATTCATTAAACGCTGATTTTCCTCTTGGGCAAACCGGCCTTTAATAGATGAAACCTCTTGATTTACCTGATTTAACTGGTTCATCAATTGTTGGGTATATGGGTCTAACTGTTGTATATTCCCAACACCTTCGCCCAATTGTATACCATAATCTTGTGCAAGTCGCTGAAACATTTGCACTTTTTGTTCATAAGGCGCTTTAGATAAAACCATGTGCGCCCTACCCAAATTATTAATCCATGCAGCAGGGCTAATGCCTTGTTGTTGGAACTCTTGGGCAAACGGTGCAATAGCGTCTGTCAATTGTTTAGCGTTGTCAGCTTCAGCCTTATAAGTGCTTACGCCTTTCTTGTATTCTGATTCGCGCTGGTTGGCATATTCGGCAAACTTAATAAAGTCCTCTTTGCTAATTTGTTCGCCTTTTTCCATTTTGTCCCAAATTTGGACATATTCTTTTTTCCATGTAGAAGGGCGCGTAACAGGCTTTACTTCTTCGGCTGCCTCCTGCGCCTCATCCTTATCCGCAGATTCAATAGCCGCAAGGACTTCGGCAGATTCTTCGTTATCTTCCTCGCTAATTTCCGCTTTAGAGGACTCCTCGGAAATATTGTCCGTTTCAGGGACTTCAATATCTTTTTCGATAGGTGGTTCAAGTTCGCCTTCCTCTGCAGCTTCCATAGCTTGCATTAATAGTTCTCTGCGGTCTAATGATTCTTCTGACATGGTTTCTCCTAAGTTATCAGGTTATCTAAGTTTTTCGTATGCCATCTCTGCGATTTGGCGTTTGCGTGCTTCATTGGACTTGCGGCTAAGTTCAATTTTTCTGTGATTGGTAGGAACATCATTACCAAGTTCAATCATTCGGTGTTCTTTAAGGTGGCTTCTGTGGTGGCTGCGGCTTTTAATCCATGTGCCATCAACTTGGGACACATAGCCTTCAATGTCAGACATGACCATAGGCGCTTCTCTAGCGGTCATTTCTTGTTTTTCTTTCCAGGCTGCCTCGGCTTCTGGGCTACCTAGCTTATAACCCCAGAATTCAAGGTAATAATCCTTGTCAGACTGCTTTGTTTCCACATGGTTGCCTTCAGACCATCCACATTTAGGGCAAATCATTACATTCTCCTTAAAAGTTCAGGGATTTGGTCATAATCTTCCATGCGCAATGCGACCACGGAGTCATACCAACGCCCATTTTTCCAACGCCAACAAATAAAATCTTCTTTTGGTAGCAAGACAATGGTTTTAACGCCTAAAGCGCCTGCCAAATGGGCAATTCCTGTGTCTACTGTTACCAATCCCTTTAAAGCCTTTAAATGCGATGCTGTTTTGTTCCAGTTTTTCTTCCATCCATCGTCAGGAAGTGGATAAAAATTAGCGTCATCCTCTGGATTTAGTGAATAAGCGTTATATCCGACCAATTTCTCCATTTCTGACGCTTTCATGGTGCGCACATGGCGAAGCATATTTTTAGATGACTCCCATTGCACGCCTATTTTTGCCGGTATATTGCTAGGCATAGCGTGGAAATAGCCTTCTGACCCTACTATTTTTTTAGATGTAATTGGGAATAGGTTTTTAACATAGGGCGCGGCGCAATCTATGTAATAAGGTAGTGACATAGAACCAATCCAGTAGTCACATTCAACCGCTGGGCCTGCTTTGATTAAGTCAGTTAGCGCATCAATACATTCCATTTGACCCAATACTTTGCACATAGACTGTTGCGCCAAAACAACAACTTTTTTTGCGCCTAACATTTTGAGTGCCGGCAGGAATCTAGCGAACATAAATTGGTCGCCATATCCTTGTTCCATTTGCACAACTATGGATTTACCTAATAGACTTTGACCTTGCCAGGTTGCAATGCCTTCAGGTTCTCTTGGATAGCCAGTCGCTTGATTGGCAATAATCTCTGGATGCCAACGCCATTCAAATAATCTAAATCCAGCTTGGTAGCGACCTTCGTGCAGGTGCTGATAAGCCAATTTATATTGCTGGTGTGGGTTTAAAGTATTAGGGCTAATATGCTTTCCTCATCGTCTAGTTCTTGCTGTCTTTTAGCTTCCAAAACACGCAGTTCTTCTTCTAAGCGTAATTTGGCTTGCCTTAAAACAACGGCTTGGTATAAATCCTGTTTTTGCCGTTCAAGGTTAGCGATGTAAGCATCAATTGCAGCTAACTGTGACGGTGTATCAACAGTAACTTCTTGTTTTGATTGTAACTTATTTCTTTTCTTTTGTTGCTTTTCTGCAACAGGCTGTGGGTCAATTTGGTCGCGGAATAATTGCTTGCGTCTTTCAGCGTCTGCCTTGAATTCAGCATCACGCTTGGCCTGCAATTGGCGCATTTTCTTATCAAGTGCTTTGGCCCTACGGATTTCTTCCCTAGTAAAGCCGTCATGCCCATCCAATCCGCTAGGGGTTGGTGGGACTATGACTATTTGAAATGCGTTATTTTGAAACGCATTGACTTGAAAAGCGGTCTGGAACATTAGAATGTGCCGCCTGAAACGCCTACAAATTTGGTTGCTGTGATGGTCGTGCCGGTAATCGTATTGGCAGCAGTTCCACCAATTGCCGGAGGACTAGACAAATCAAGCGTTCCACCAAGGGTCAAGTTGCCAGATGATGTGACTGTGCCAGATAGGGTAATCCCTGATACTGTTCCTGTGCCGCCTACGCTGGTAACTGTTCCTTGTGGATTTGATGCGGTTGTAATACTGGTAACGCGCCCATAGGTGTCAATTGTGACTACAGGAATCAAACTAGACGAACCAGTAGTTCCAGGCGTTGCTACACCACTTGCAAGGTCAATGGCTGGGGTTGTGCCACCGCTTGATGTAATACGGCCTGTAGTGCCACTTACAGAGGTTACATAAGTGCCTGCTGGTTGTTTGCTGTTAAATGTAGTCCAATCGGTTGAAGTCAAATAACCGTTGGTTGTGCCATTCGCGGCAGCCATGCTAATAACTGGAGTGCTTGTGCCTGTTGCTACGCTAACCGGTGCTGTTCCACTAACGCTTGTAACTGTGCCTACGCTGACAGAACCGCCCAAACTAATTGCAGAACCGTTGATGGTAATGCTGGAGTTTGTAAGGCTTGAATTGCCAATATTAGACAGGGTATTGCTTGCGCCTGATATGGTTTTATTTGTCAGGGTTTGAATACCGGTCAATGTGGCTACTGTGGAATCAATTGCAATCGTGCCTGACGATGTAATTGTGCCACCTGTAAGGCCTGTTCCGGCAGTAATTGAGGTTACTGTGCCACCGGATGATGGACTTGTATTGGTTACAGTCAATACACCGGTAGCAGATTTGCTTACAGAAATGCCTGTGCCTGCGGTTAAATCGGTATTGCGCCAATAGCTGTTTGTGCCATCATAAGTAAGAATATTGCCATTAGATGCGCTGGTTAATTGCACATTTGAGTCTGTGCCACCCAATACAGAACCATGATTAATTTCTACAGCAATAGAACCTGAACCGCCAGAACCAGCATTAATAATTGTTCCGATTTGAACCTTAATGCCAGGTGCGGAAGGTTTATTTTTGGTTGGGTTTCCGGTTACAGGGTTATACCAAATGATGTCGCCATCAGCCCATGTTTCGCCGTATGCTGTGCCATTCGTTGTAATTCCGTGAACTACACCAAAAGTAGTAATTCGACCAGTAGCATTTAAAGCAATGTTTTCTGTTGCAACACCAAGAATCAAATTGCCGTCTGTAATGCCTGCAATAGTAGGGGCAAAAGTAATTACACCACTTGCGCCTACTGTTCCTGTTTGATAAACAAGTTGCAATGGGCTATCAGTAATAGCGGATGATGCTTTGCCGTAGTAAAAAAGTTCTTCACCAATTTGCTGGGTGATATTGCCACCACCCATGCCAGCGTTCCAGCTTCCTGTGCTTCCGTCATACCAAAGTTTGCCAGCGGCAACGGTTACGGCTGAACCATTATTAAACTGAATGTAAGGATTTGCGCCATCAATTACTGGGGCTGACAATGTTGGCCCTGTGCCAAATACTAGGCTTCCAGAACCTGTTTCGTCTGTCATTGCTGCAGCTAGGTTGGCAGAAGATGGAGTTGCTGCCCATGTGCCTACCGCTGCGGTGCTAAATGAGATTGTGCGATTAGCAGATAAATCACCGCCACCAGTTAAACCTGTGCCTGTGCTAATTGTGCGTGATGTTGGGACTGTTCCAGCAATATCTGGTTGGGTCAATACGACTGCGCCGGTATATCCGTTTACGCTAGTTACTGCATCTGTATTGTCTATTTTCTGCCATACAGAACCGTTAAACACCGCCCAATCGCCTACTTGCCAATCGGTGATGCCGTTCAAATTAGTTGTGCCTGCAACGCTTACAACATAGTAATAACCCTTCGTTCCAACTGAAGATGTAAGTGTTGGGGTATTTGTGTTTGCGTTCCAAGCACCTTGGTAGTTTAAATCACCTAGCGGAGGAAGTTGCGATAAAGGGACTGTGCCACCAGAATCAAGAGTTGCTACACCATTGGCAACGCCTTTTTCGGTTGTCGGAATATAACCAGTTATCGTAACGCCAGACATTGTGCCGCCAGTAATAGCAATACTATTGGCGTTTTGTTCAGCCATTGTGCCAACACCAGTCAATTGGTGATTGTCATTCCAGTCGGAAGGTCTAATTAAGGATGAGTCATCCCCATCAGGTATGGTTGATACCTTGGTATGCTTGACTGTAATAGCCATTAGTGAACTCCGATAATCTTGCCGTTTTCGTCACGCACTACAGTTTTAGGTCTGTTGTGCTGTTCGTTAATTGTATCTACCAAAGCGCTAATTGCCTGTGCCATTTGGGCGTTTCCTTGACCAATAGCATTAGCAATAGGCTGCAATGGGTGTTCTTGGGACTTCACATATTCTTCTTCACTCATGTAAGCCTGTTCGCCACTTGATTCGTCAGCGCCAATGCGTGCAACTTCAATCTTTGCGCCGTTATTGATGTGGGCTAACAGAACTTGAGTATTGCGTTCAGTCATCATCTTCATTTGGGCGACTTTTAATTCCATCTCCCTATCCATTTGGTTGCGTTGTTCTTCCAATTGGAATTTAAGCTGATTTTCTTGGGCTTGATACTCTTGTTTAGCCTTTTCAATCTGCATCTGCATCTGCATCTTCTGCTGTTCAAGTTGTGACTCAAACTGCATCTTTTGCATCTCTGCTTGCTGTTGCATTTGGACTTTTTGAATCTCAACAGGAGGTGGTTTTGGCTGACCTTCTTGGGCTTTAACTTGATTACGCAGTTTATCGGCTGTTTCGTCAATAATGCCTTCCAATTGCTTGCCGGCTTTAAATGATGTCACGGCAAACTTCAGCATTTCAGCAGCCATAGGGGCTAATTCTGGCACTTGCTGAACCATTGGCACAGCTTGCTGTAAGAATCCACCAACAGCAGACAAGAACGCGGTTCTATCGGCTTTTTCTTGCTGTTCATCTTGGTAAATCATGGAGTCAGAAGTGACTTCAATGCGGAAATTCTTAGTTGCTTCGTTACGCAACAGGGCAATAGCCTGTGGAATCAATTGCTGGTCTTCCGGTGACATCTGCATAGCGCCAGAAATCTGTAGCAATGTGTCATCAGTAAAGAAATTGCAGATAACTTGCGCTTTAAATGACAACAATCTAGTAGCAAAGTCTACAACAGCGTGTTGCATAGTCTTTAGACGACCTGCAGCGTTATTAGATTTAATAATCTGCGCGCCCAATGTTTCATTAGGGTCAGTTTGTCCACGCTGAATATCAGCAATACCCATCAATTCGTAGATTTGACCCTTAACTTGGTCCATAGCTGAATAGCAAGTCATCAATGCGCTTGCAAATGGCGCTAAATCCACCAAATCAATCGCGCCCTTCATGCCTTGCTTCTCGGCAAAAGCCATCCAGTTATGCACCGGAATCATTGTGTTGTTTTCGCCTTCAGAGAATAAGCGCTGCAACTCGGTAGCGGAAGCATCGTAAACGCCACGCACCTTCAAAGCGTTAATCAGGCCGTCAATTCTGTCGCAAAGAACATCAAGTTCTCTTGCTTGGTCTTGATAGATTACAAAATCAGGGATTGGTTCTAAGCTGTCTGTGGTTAATGTGGCATACAAAGGCTTTGGACAAGGGAAAAATCCTTCTAATTCCAATGGGTCATCGCGTTCATCAAGGATTTTGCCTAATGATTTGCTAATCCAAAATACTTTGCCGCTTTCTTTGTCCCAAACTTCATAAATACAAGCCTCGTAAACACCATCATCAGACTTATAAGATTGTTTGAGGTCATCCGGTTTTGTGTCTAAAGGGATTTTGTAGCCTAATTCTTCGCCAAACCGTTCAATAAGTGCAGGGCGTGACATATAAACTTTACGCCATACAGCTGTTACTTCTTCCCATGTGCGGCCTACAGTATGACCAAAGTCTTTCCAATGAACATAGTCAATTGGTGCGCACTCGTATTCAATTTCGTCTTTGTTTTCAATGGCCTCTGCATCCATTGTTTCGGCTTCGTCTGAATCTTCGGTTACTTCTACGCCATCTTCCGCCAT